AAACCAACACAGGCGAATTAAGCACTAAGGAAGTCATGAAGCGTAGACCTGGTGTAAATCTTGCTGGCAAAAAAGCATACCCTGGGGTTGCTGGTGAACCAAAGGTTCGCGCTACCGAGAGTGTAGAGCTGGATGAAATTAGTAAGAAGACTCTTGGTTCATATATCAAGAAAGCTAATATAAGCGCTATGGATCAGGCTAGAAAGTCTGGAGAATATAATAACCCAGATCAACCAAAGAATTTTAGCAAAGCTATGGACAGAATGCGCGGTATTAAAAAGGCAACTGATAAACTCGTTGCTAAAGAAGAAGTCGAACAACTCGACGAGCTTTCTCCAAACACTCTACATAGCTACATCAAGAAAGCTGCTGGTAATATGGCAGGTAATGCTGCTGTTGCTGCTGCTCAGGCATCTTCATCGATGAAGAAGTCAAGTCCAGATGTAAAGCGTAAGATCAAGAACCGTATGATGGGTATATCTGGCGCTTCTGGTCGTCTCGCTGATAAAGCAAACATGGCAGAAGACGCATACGAAGAAATTCCGATGATGATGAGCCAACTTGAGTTCATTTGCTACGCAGCGGAAGAGATCATGGACTACCTCGATATGGGGATAGACCCAGAAGAGTGGTATCAAAACAAGCTATCAAATGCTTATCAGACAATGATGTCTCTATACTCTTATGCTCGTGGCGAGATGAGAATGACATCTAGATCTGGCGGAAGCGGATACTATGACGACATGTATGGAGAAGAAGTCGAGCAGATTGATGAGATTTCGCAAGACAAACTTCGCGACTATCACGCTGCGGCTGCTTTAGATCTTAAGAAGAAAAGAGAGAAGCTAGATAAAGGCACTCTAACTTCTAAAGACTATAAGCAAGGACAGAACCGTGTAACTGGCCTAAACAGATCCGCAAACAAGATGGAAGAAGTTGAACTCGAAGAAGATATAACAAAAATGTCTCACGGGCGTCTTAAGTGGCATATGAATAGTGGCGTACCACATGGTAGCTACACTAAAGACGAAATGAAAAAAGAAAGAGATCGTCGTTTAAAGACAGATCCTATGGGCTATCGCTCAGCAAAGGCTGGTCTTAACGAAGTAACACATACTGCTCTTAAAAAGACTATTTCTTATACGGACTCACAAGGAAAGAGCAGAACGAGAAACGTTCCGATCTCAAACGTAGATCGCGATGCAGACGGTGAAGAAAAGATCCGAGAGTCTGTAGAACTTACAGAAGTATTCAACCAAGGTATCGTAAAACTTAAGGACGGATCATCTGTAATACTTAAGAAGGAAGACGCCGATCTTCTAAATCAAATGCTTAAGGATCTTTCTTCCGCAAATCGTAAAAAAATGGAAGAAGTCGCAATGAAAGATAAGACTGGATTTAACGAAATCCTTAGCTTTGCGAGGGAAGCACTATGATACTTAAAGCTTTAAACACTGAACTATCATTCACATCTGCAAACACCGTATACGACTCAAAACTAGTTCGTATCTATGCGGCTGCAAATTCAGTCATCACAGTTACTAGTGCGACGAATCCAACAGCAACGTTCACGATGCCGCAAGGGACGATAGAAATTCTAGAAAAACTTTCTACAGATACGATTGCAGGATCGACCACCATTAAATGCACTCCAGTTTCATATAAGAATTAAAATTATAAATAAAATAAAGGAGATTAGATATGAAACTGATTACAGAAACAATCGAAGAAGTTCAAGTTGTCACTGAGGCAAACGAGAACGAGCCAAAGCAGTACTTCATCGAAGGTATCTTCATGCAGGGCGATATCAAGAATCGCAACGGACGCATATACCCTTCAACAATTCTTGAAAAAGAAATGATGAGATATGAGGATCAGTTCATCAAGACAAAGAGAGCTCTTGGCGAACTTGGACACCCAGACGGACCGCAGATAAACGGTGATCGTGTCTCTCACCTCATCACAGATATGAAGCGTGACGGATCGAACTTCGTTGGTAAAGCAAAGATACTTAGCACACCAATGGGTAACATCGTAAAAACTTTTATCGATGAAGGTGTAAAGGTTGGTGTATCTACTCGTGGTCTTGGTTCTGTTAAACCAACTAAAGAAGGTATCATGGAAGTTCAGAACGACTTCCATCTTGCTACTGTAGATATCGTTACGGATCCTTCGGGTCCAAACTGTTTTGTTAACGGAATCATGGAAAATACAGAGTATTTCTACGACATAGTTTCCGGAACTTGGAGAGCCCAGCAGATGATCGAAGAGGCCGTGAAGGAAGTGAAGAAAACGTATAAGAGAACTGAAAGAAAGATTGACGAAGCGTTTGCTGCTCGTCTCTTTGAAAACTTCGTTCGTTCTCTGAAGAAATAAGTTTTATAAATATGGATATGAAACACGAATCCATTAAAAGGAGAGTAAATATGTCAAAGTTAGAAGAAAAATTTGTAAGCGATGACGGTGTCTCTACGGTTCCTGATGCTGTTACACCAGAAGGTGGAGAAGTTAAGGCACGTAGAGGAGACGTAAAGAAAGCTGTCGATCCAAAGGCAGGTTCTGTTGCAAAGCCTCCAGTTTCCGAGTCAGAAGAAACTGAAGAAGAAGTAATCGAAGAAGAAGTTGTTTCTATTGAAGAATCAATTTCTAGCATGTTCGAAGGTATCGATCTTTCAGAAGAATTCAGATCAAAGGTAACGCTCGTATTCGAAGCAGCTGTAAATGAAGCAGCTCAGATTCGTATAAACGAAGCAACCGCAGCTCTTGAAGAAGAATTCGAACAAAAGCTTACAGAATCCGTTAGCGAAGCTATGGATGAAATCGTAGAGAATCTAGACTCATACCTCGACTATGTAGTAGAAGAGTGGATGAAAGAGAACGAAGTTGCTATCGAAGCTGGTATCAAAGTTGAGATGGCTGAGTCCCTAATGAGTGGACTTAAAGAACTATTCACTGAGCACAACATCGATATCGACGATGAGACTCTAGATGTAGTTGCTGGCCTAGAAGAGCACAACGCTTCTCTAGCGGATCAGGCAAACGAAGTGATCAACGAAAACATCGAGCTTAAGAAGACTATTGTTGCTCTTAAGGCTGATAAAGTTTTTGAAGAAGTTTCAGAAGGACTCACCGTTTCTCAGAAAGAAAGACTAAGAGTTCTATCAGAAAAGCTTGACGCTGATAACGTCGATGGCTATAAGTCAGATCTTGAAACTCTTAAGGAATCTTTCTTTAAGACTAAGAAATCTCAAGTGATCAACGAAGAAGCAGAAGAAGTTCTTACTGAAGAAGTGGCAGTTAAAAAGCCAGCATCTTCGTATTCAACCGTCAATGCCATCGTTGAAGCACTAAACAAGAAAACTGTTAAGTGAAAAAAACAAAATTATAAATAAAACCAGAAAATAACAACAGCCAAAGGAGAGACAGCAAATGAGTCAATCTAATAGAACTTTAGTCGAAAAGTGGGGTCCTCTTCTTGAGCACTCTTCATTCTCGCCAATCAAAGACGAGCACAGAAAAGCAGTAACTGCTACTCTACTCGAAAACACAGAAAAGGCACTTCTTGAGTCCGGCGACCAGTCAATCAACATGACTTCGCTCCTTCAAGAAGCTCCAACCAACTTCGCCGGAACCGGCGGTTTTGGTTCAAGCGCAGCTACACCACAAGCTGGTTACGACCCAATCCTCATCAGCCTAGTTCGTCGTTCCATGCCAAACCTAATGGCATACGACATTGCTGGTGTTCAGCCAATGACCGGCCCAACTGGTCTTATCTTCGCAATGCGTTCTAACTACAACGCAATGTCAGGTAACACCGCAGTAGAAGCTTTCTACGGCGAAGCTGACTCCGACTTCTCCGGTACAGGCACAATGGCTGGTACAACCGGTGGCGCTGCTACCGCAAACACCGGTACTGGTATGACCACTGCAGCTGCTGAAGCTCTTGGCGACGGAAACGGAACCAACTTCGCACAGATGGCTCTTGCTATCGAAAAAGTTACCGTATCTGCAAAGAGCCGCGCGCTAAAAGCAGAATACACCACTGAACTTGCACAAGACCTTCGTGCTGTTCATGGTCTTGACGCAGAGTCCGAACTTGCTAACATTCTTCAGTCTGAAATCCTCGCAGAAATCAACCGTGAAGTTGTTCGCACAATCTATACCTCTGCTGTAACCGGTGCTGCAAACACTGCTGCTGCTGGCGTATTCGACCTTGACGTTGACTCAAACGGCCGTTGGTCAGTTGAGAAGTTCAAGGGACTTATGTTCCAGATCGAACTTGAAGCTAATGCAATTGCAAAAGCTACTCGTAGAGGCAAGGGTAACATCGTGGTCTGTTCTTCTGACGTAGCTTCCGCTCTTCAGATGGCAGGTGTCCTCGATTATACACCAGCTCTCAACAGCAACGCTCTTAACGTAGACGATACCGGAAACACCTTCGCCGGTGTTCTAAACGGTCGCTACAGAGTTTATGTAGATCCATACGCTGGTGCAAACTACATGGTCGTAGGTTACAAGGGTGCATCTGCTTTCGACGCAGGTATCTTCTACTGCCCATACGTTCCACTACAGATGTACCGCGCTGTTGGTGAAGACAGCTTCCAGCCAAAGATCGGCTTCAAAACCCGCTACGGCATGGTTGCTAACCCATTCGCTTTCGGCCCAACCCGTAGCGAAGGTGCTCTTACTGCAAACAGCAACGTCTACTACAGACGCGTTAGAGTATCTAACCTATTCTAATATAAAAGAGGCCGGAAACAACCGGCCCCTTCTAAAGCTTGGGTGGATCTTCGGATCCACCCTTTTTATTTAATAGAAGTACGCTTAAAGATGATCGCGCCGTCGATCCAACGCTGCTCTTCAAAGCCAATAGCTTTTAGAGCATCAGGAACTAGAGAAACATCTCCCCAGTTAATATCGTCAGCGATACAGTAACCACCGAGTTTAACTTGGCGCGCGTACTTTTCTACGTCACGAATTGCTTGTACCGTATGTTGACCATCGATGTACAGGAAGTCGATATCATAGATCACAGGCGCATCATCGCTAGCCTTTCGAATGATCTCTACATATTCAGAACAACCGTTTTCTTCGATCAAAGTAGTAAAGACTTCATAGATCCAAGGCATGTTAACCTTAGTCCAGAACTCGTAATGCTCGCCATCATATCCCTTTGTAGCTTCTCCGTTATCCCAGGGATCGATCGCGTAGACCTTTCCAGAGTTCATTCGCTTAAGCTCTAGAGCTACTGGAATGACACTCTTTCCGCCATAGACGCCGATCTCTACGCAAATTGGATCATTAACTCGTGTAAAGATATCATCAATGCAGTCGATAATACATCCTGCTTTATCTAGCGAACACCATCCCCATACTCCGTATCGGCTATCGAAGTCGGGATAGATCTTTTCAATAGCTCGTTTGCTTTGTTCCTTGCTCATTAAGCCATGCCCAACGCGGACTTGTACATCTCAAGAACAGCTTCTTCTTCGGCGATTGCATCGGCCTTGCGCTTACGAATAGCAATAATCTTCTTCATTACCTTGGTGTCGTATCCACGACCCTTAGCTTCTGCCATGACTTCTTTCTGAGAACTAGTCACGTCTTTCTTTTCTTCTTCGAGGCGTTCGTAGCGCTCGATGAACTGACGAAGTTCTTCTGCGGTTACGTTATATGCGTCATTCATAGTATATTCTCCTGTGTTATGTTAAAGTAAGTATAGGCTCATACCAAGCGGTACACCTACAATCAAAATCATTACGATAAAAAGTGAAAGTCCTAGACCTTTAAACATTTTCGCAGCTCAGCTCCTTCAAAATTGCTCATCTTCAAATATTTTTCCAAGACTGCGTTGCTAGGATCGAGTCGCAAGATTTCTTTTGCGAACTGCTCGATCATATCATAGTCCAACTGGGTTTTGATGTGTTTTCCCATTACAGATCCACCTATTATATATTGTGTAAAGAGAGGCAGCTTACGCTGCCTCTGCCATCTCAACTGCGAGATTGAGAGCATCAACCTTTCGCTTTGCGTTAACGCCGAACCAAGCCGACGAAAGGCGAGTGTCGTTGGAACGACCGAGTTCGTGGTCAGTCATGTAGGTAACTGCGTTGAACATCTGCCAGAACGAACCCTTTTTGAACTCTGCACCGGGCTGGCTTTCGACAACTTCGAGAGCGCGTTCGGCGGTCGGCGACAGAAGTTTGCCTTCTTTGGTGGACTCACCGAAGATCTGACCGAAGTACTTCTCGAGGTCTTTCTGACCGTACTGCTTCGAACCAAGAAGTTCTGCAGCCGATTTAAAGGTTTCAACCTTACGGTGAGACAGACCGAGCAGTTCTTTAACGCGGTTGGCGTCGAAGACGGAACGGTGGTTCACGCGAACAGCAGCCTGGCCGCTTTCAGCAAGCGCGACAGTAAGAGTGTTGTTGCAGACGACGCGCTCAAGAACGAAGCGAACGTCGATCGACTTGCCGTACTGATGAGGGTTGGAGAAGAGGAGGTAACCTTTAACCTCATCACCACCGAACAGAGTGAAACCGTCGCGAACGTCTGCGAGAGCCCAGATGATACGACCGTCGCGAAGCGAACCAGCAGTATCCATTACCATATCGCCTTTGGAGACGAAGTCAGCAAAGAACTCAAAAGCTTCGGAGTTCTGCACAGGGTTCCAACCAGGACCGACTTGAGTCAAGATCTTGCCATCGGTTTCGCGGATCAGCGACTGCTGCCCGGTCGGAATGCGATTGCCGTTGAACTCGATAAAGGAGTCAACCTTCTGAACGTTCCAGTTGAGACCGGCAGCATTCATCATTTCGGAGGGAGTCATATCGTCGCCAACCGGAGTACCGAGGCCATGCCACGGTTTACCTTTCGACGAGCGGTAAGCCATCTGAGCAACGCCGTCGATCATTTCAATCATATGAGCCATTCTGTAGACCTTTTCAGTTTTCGTTTCCTATATTGTTAGAATACACTGATTCTAAACGAATGTCAACCATTATCTTAGTGAATAAGTGTAGAAGTCATTGGGAGCGCGTCCATCATCTTATGTGTATACCGATGGTATCCATTCTTAATGAGATAGATAGCGTCTATATATTCGCCCTTCGTCTCTACTGGAACTATATTCCAATCACCGCGATCTCTTCCTAAGTATTCGTCTATGTAGTCGTTTGCTTCCTCTTTCGTATCAAAAGCAATCGCTTTCGAAAGACCAAGAACATCATTCTTGGCAAAGATGCCAAACTTCTGAAAGGCACCAAGAAAGAAGCCAAGTTCTTCTTCAGCGATTGCGTACTTCATGATCTTCGCTTTCTTCTATGAAGAGATTAAAGTGAACTTCTGCAATACTGCTAACTATCTCGTGAATACGATTCGCAGTCTTAGTAGGATACCCATTTACACGAATGATCGGTGCTGCTCGCTTCCACTGTTCCTTATCAAACATGTGACAGCCCATAGTGATATGTTCGTCGGTAATAATCACCTTATGATCGAAGCCTAGAACGACCTTTGGAGGAACCGAAACCTTCGCCTTTTCAAAGATGACGATTCCATACCTTACTTCAGCCTTTCCATATACTTCAACGTCATCCTCAAGAGTAACGCCATCAGATATGTACGCATTTCCGTAAACTCTTACGCGATTGAGTATCTTAGAACCATTCATAACCATAGCATTTCCGCCAACTTCTGCTTGAGGATCTACTATACTATCGTCTGACACCGTCGCGGTATTCGCAACTATGCCTCCGCCGTTCTTATGATGATGAGATGGAACAGGGCCGTTTCCATCTCTAAAGTCGTGTAAAAATGTTTCCATTAAGTAGTTACCTCAAACCATTCTGGGATATCGCGTTTTGTCCACACCATCTTAAAACGATGTTGCTTTGTCTGATAAAACTTACGATAAGATCCCACTACGTCGTTTGGATCCATACACTCTGGGTTAGCCTTCATAGCGAGTGGCTGCTGTGTTAGATAACCGATAGGAATGTTTTTTGGAAGACTGTAGAGCGCTTCTCTTAGGAGTTTATCGGTGCCGTGAACTTTACCATAACGATATTTATACTCGTCACAGAGAGCAGCGAAGTGTACCCAATGCCACGTATAGTTGTTGTTTGACTTCGTAGTCCATACGGTACAAGGATGGTTCATATGCACCGCTTTGTAGAAGATGTTTTCGCGCTCGTCTGGCATTGTCCAGTATTTAACGGTGGTCTTACCTGACTTTGAGGCTCTCCTCTCTAGAGTGCCATCGAGCATTCTATGGGCAGTGGAAAGCATCTGAGCAGATTCCACAATCATTTTAACCACATGCTTATCGCATTGCAGTTGCGCAGCTTTTACTGGGTCTTTATTAAGAACGAATAGATTCATTTGCGATATGTTTGTCCTACACCTAGAATACCTAATTCTACAGATATAATATGGTTGCACTTATATGTCAACCTTTTCTTGCACGTGCATGAAAAACCTGCGTCGTGCATTTCTACTTGACAGCCGCGAAACTGCCAAGTAGATCCAACGAACTGATGATCAACCGTGTTGATAGATTTAGACTGAATATAGTTCATGTCTTACTCGAACTCGCAGACGAGTTCCTCGTAATAGTAGCAGTCATCTACATATTCAGGATCGTACTGCTTTTCGTGAGCTTGCTGAGTATGATACTGATGACGAGCAAAATCGGCTTCTGCTTCGAGATGAGCTTGAAGCTCGCTGTCAACAGTAGCACAAGCTGAAAGAGCTACAAGGATAACGAGATATTTCATAGAGGCTGTCCTTCTCCAATGCCATCTTCAATTTCTTTCGCCCAAGCAAGAATGCGAGCATCAGACTCTTTCTGCTTGAGTTCTTCTTCAATGCTCCAAGAGCGAACTACTGCCCACTCTCCAGAGTCAGTCAGATCGCTATGAATCTTGCGAGACACTTTTTCAGAGACCGGCCCATAGCGAAAGAACTGGGCGTCTTCACCAAATGTTCGAGCTTCAACCATCCACATTTTTAGATCTCCCAGATCGTGGCAGACATATGTTCTTGGTCAATGTCGCCAAGAACTTGAGAGACGAGTTCCTCGAGGGAATCTTTACTATCGGAAGAGAATTGATAGAGAGGATTTCCGCCGGCAGGGCCATTCTTGGTAATCAGTTTAGCAGTGCAACCATGTGATGATGCGAATTCACGTACTGATTTCTGAGAAGCTTCAGCGGAGATGTCAAGTTCAGCGACGTACATAGTGGATCCTTTCGTTGATATAAACAGTTTATACTGATTCTAAACGAATGTCAACTAAAGATTAAGCTGCGAAGCGCATTTTTGCCATTTGCTCGGTGCACTTGTAACGCTTGCCGTCAGCGACGTTGAGGTAGATGAACGGCATCTTCGGAGCGCGAGTGTTGTAGTCAACAAGCTCGTCGCCATACTTGTTTTTCATCTTCAAGCCGAGAGCAGCAACACGGCTCTCAAGGATCACGTTCGTGAAAGTCTTAGCACCCTTAACTTTCGCTTTGACTTTGATCTCAACTTCAGCTTCTGAAAACTTCATGTCTCCGACTGTAATATCAAGGTTGGAGTCAACGCCGTACTTTGCGAGGAGAGCCTCCATTTCAGTGCGGAGGGCTTTCAGATTGCTGCGGTCAAACTTGGAGAATTTCATGGACGGTTCCTTTCGTTCCTTACATTATTAGAATACACTGATTCTAAACGAATGTCAACCGTTTTCGTGAATTTGTTTGTACTTTTTTCGAACTGAAAGGAAATGTGTTAGGTAGTCATACGTGTTAATCTTAAACACCTGAGGTTCGTCTCCGTCGACCATGATGACGATGACGCCTTGCTTGATAGGAATACCAGTTCTCTCAAAGAATGCAGCAGCATAGAACGAAGCCTGAATGAAGTAGTTGGTGATCCACTCAGCGTTTTTTGGTTTTCTCGATGTCTTAAAGTCTATGATCGAGAGTTCGCCATCAAACTCGGCAATGCAGTCAACCTGCCCAGCACATTTTAGATGATCGCTATACAGAAAGGACTCTTGGAACCATACGTTGTTGACTCTCTCGTCCAGTATCTTTTTGATCTGAGCAAACGAGAAGAGGTTCGAAGGCATATGACCCTTCTGCCAATCCGGTTCGTTATTTAGATAGTCTTCGGCTAACTTGTGTACTGCAGTACCACGAGTCGCCGCTTGAACCGATATGCGATTTGCTTCTTCTTCGCCAACTCTTTTACGCCATTCGAGAAGACCGCCTTTGTCCATGACGGATAGAACTGTCGTGATGGATGGATAAGCATTGCCTTCAGGAGTATAGTACTTCCTTCCGGTCTCTGTAGTCTTTCTAGTAATAACTGGAAGAACCACGCCGTGGTCCACATGATGAAACATAATATATTATCCGCCTATCATAACCTTCGATGAACCTGTAATAATACCGGCGCCGTCAGCTGGGTCACCGATCCTGCAGACTGCAAATCCGCCAATAAAAACTTTGGATGTTGTGGCTGACACTGTAACGCTGTGAGGAACGCACGCGTTTCCAGCTTTAACTGTGTGAACTTGTACAGTATCACCGTCCACGGCAACTAACTTACCGCCTATAGTAACTTTACTCTGCTTTGTTCCTTGTATAGGAGCAGTCCCAGTACACGGGTGTCCTGTTGCTATCTTATCAATTAATTCTGCTACTGCGCATGCTGGCATGTTTAACTGCTACTGTTTGATACTTGTTGCTGTAATTTTATCCACCCTGGCTCAAAATCCCAATAGAGATCTTGAGCAAGAGTGTATGTTTGTGTTTGACCTATTAAACCGGACAGAGGAATGTTATAAGTAATCGTGAATACGTATGTTGCTGTAATCTGTTCTTGCGTAGGAGTATCCCAGCCTACAACGCTCAGACCGCTTGGTAAGTTATTTAGATCTTCGTATGTGAAAGCTTCTTGTGTTTCAAACCGAATGAACCTATACTGCTCTCCAGTAAAGACTAATTCATTAGGTTTTTTTGAAAGTGTTACTGCCGATGACAAATACGAAGAGTTTACATATGACGGTGCAGAAGTAGAAACGTTCGTGATCGTTATAGGATTTCCAGTAATATTTTCCGCACCCGTGAAATTGAGTCTAAACGACCAATTTATATTTCCATATATAGGTTCCAAAGTTGTTAGTGGGTTTGGTGTTCCCAAACCCACTTCTTCAAAATTTACTTTATTTGAAACAGTATATGAAAATGTAACTGCCATTACACCAGTTCTAACTCTTGTTCTTTTGCTATTATATATTCTTTGACGAGACCGGAACGAACGATGTCCTGTATGCCAAACTCAACTACGTTGAAAGAACGAATTTTTTCCAACACCTTGACGAAGTCTCTGAGACCAGAGATATCGTTACGATTCTTCGAACCCTTAAGATCGTCCTGCTTCATATCGCCACAGAATATGATCTTTGAAGACTCTCCGACACGCGTAATAATAGAGTCAAGCTCGTGGTACGTCATGCTTTGGCATTCGTCAACAATAATCACTGCGTTATCAAACGTAAGACCACGAACGAAAGAAGAGCTCATGAACTCGATAGAGCCTCTCTGTTTAAGGATCTGATACGCATCTTTACGCTCAAATAGATCGTTCACAATGTCTATATATGGCGCTTCGTAGTAAGCAATCTTTTCTTTTAGGCTACCTGGCATAAATCCCTGATCGCGTGTCTGGACAGCAGATCGAATTACTATAACTCTTTCGTACTGCTCTAGTTGGATCACATCAGTAAGAGCTAGATACAACGCACACATGGTCTTACCTGTGCCTGCTGTTCCAATAGCTGCAATATTATAACCTTGACGATAACTCTCAAAGAGGTTCTCTTGTGTCTTAGTTATAGGTTTAACTGATTTCATAGAGAACTTTTGGCTAAGAATATTAGTCACGTAGTCGAAATCTCTTTCAACTCTTCTCTTCTCTTTACGCGATAGGCGACGCTGTACTGTCATGAAGCCTCCTTTAAAACGACTCTTTAGGAGATGACTAGCTTTTCTCCTAGAAGTCATTAATTGTGTTATGTTTATGAACTTTTGCTTTTTTCAACACATCGCGAAAATTATCATCTGGCTTGCGTATGCCGATGCGAACCGAGTCAACTGTTCCCGGGAATCTAGTAAATATTTGTTTGATATGAGAGTTGGTTTTTAGATACTCTTCCAGCTCAGAGTATCGCATGGTAGCTTCAAATTCTTCGTGCGTATCAGTGTCTCTAAAACTGTATACCGGCATCTATGCTCCTGTGAATAACAAAATTGGCGGCCTTTCGTGCAGACCGCCAAGTCATAATATGATCTGCTTACTGTTATTTATTAGATCAAAGTGCTTGATCTACGACGATATCGTATATTTCTTTCCACTTATTTACTCGAATAAAATCGCCTTCGTACTTAAGATTGTAGTCATGGTTAATCACGATCGGCTTAAGACCAAGTTCAGCTCCCATGATTGCGTTCGATACTTTGTCCTCGATCCAGAAAAGACCAGAGTCTTTGTACTCACGAAGGATCGGTTCTTTATCCTTGCTGGATGCTGTGCATACTAGACGTTCTACTACACTATCGCCGAAGACTCTGTTTAGGTTCTCTTGGCGAAGTTTATGAACGAGCGGATGAGTGCCAACTGCGGTAATGCAGTGGAATACAAAGCCGTGTTCTTCGTGGAGTTTACGAACATACTTAATGGCGTCTCGTAGAGGAGGAAGCTGACCCATATGAATACTCTCGTTAAAGAAATCCACCATCTCGTCAGATCTTTCTTTGGAGATACCGTATAGATCTTCTATCTCATAGATGTCAGAGTCGTCTTTATTCTTTCGTTCATATCCATGGCGAGACATCCAATTCATAAACGCGCTCTTCCACAAAAGCATGCAGCCGTCAACGTCTGCGAGGATCACTTTTTCCATATTATTAATCGTCAACCTTTTCGTCGAATCTGGATAATTTTTCAGCTGATTTCTTGCGACGCTGGTCACGTCTACTCTGAAGTTTTCGATCTTTGTCACTAACGTCATCTTCCCACTCATCATCCCATTCTTCACGAAATTTCTTAAACGACTTAGCCATTTTGTTCCTCTTTTACTCCTTCGATAAGACCTGGGAACGCTTGAACGATTACATTGCGAGTAAGACCCGCGAGTGGTTTTTGAGCGATCATCTTGCAGAGCAGCTCAGCATCATTATTGTCGACATCCTCAAGTAGACTAATGAAGAGGTTCTCTCTCTTTACTTGGTTGAGGTTATCATAACCACCACCTTCTACGAAGATACGAAGACGACGAGCTTCTTTTAGGAGCATACCCTCTACACCAATGTAGCTATTCTTTTTCCACGGTGGCGGAGTATCTGGAATAAGAAACTTTACGCTCTTATCGTAAGTGAACTTAAGAACTGTTCTGAGTGGCTGAGAGTCATTCTTTCGCAGCCAGTCAATCTTTTCTTGAACCGTTTTAAGCTCGGCTGCTTTGTTTACGATTTCAGATAGTGAGAGTATCATTAAAAATCCTGTAGGTCAGTGATGAGGTTTTTGAGTTTCTTTTCGACAAAATAGTTAAACAGTTGCGATCTGCCGATGTCTTTTTCTTTGTTGTATTCTTCTAGAATTTTAGTCTTGTAGTTCTCAGGGATTTCTCCTAGATCAATCATCATCTTATTGCGATGATAGTTTCTAAGAGTCGCTTCATCCATACTCTGCGGACCCTTTGAGAGATCAGCAAGGCGCTTTGCAGTCATCATCTTTTGGCGTTCACCAATAGCAAGACAGTTATCAGGAGAGAGAATGTTTGGCACACCGTCTCCGCCATCACCCTTTAGAATATGTTCCATGAGGTATTTATCGGGATCTGAGTTTTGAACCCACTTCTTGCGAACAGGATCGTATTGCTTTACATTCGCATACTTATGAAGTTGGATGTAGTCCTTATCACCTGAAAGAATAAGGAATTGATCGTTACCGATATTTAGTTCCGTCCCAAACTCATGTACGACGGCTCCGATGATATCATCGGCTTCACAATGGTCGATATGAATTACTTTGTAGGGAAAGTGATCTTTGATCTCGGTGCGGATCGTATTGATGATACGAAACAGTTCGTTCCAGTCGAGTTCAGACTCTTCACGGGACTTGCGACGCGCAGCCTTGTAGTAAGGAAAGATTTCGCGGCGCCAAGAATTCTTACCGTCAGCGCAGATTACGATCTCACCAAACTCTTGGTGAAACTTTTTTCGGTTATAGCGCAATGAGTTTAGGAACATGTGACGAAGCAGATTCTCGTCTACGTCAATGTTGTGATGGTTGCCGATACCAGCAAATAGAGATGCTAGCATCACTTGGTTAAAGTCAATCAAAATTGGCATGTTATATGTTTCTCTTATATTTGGATCTTACAGATTAGATATTACTCTAGTAATTCACCAATGTCAATCATTTCTTTATCGATTTCTTCACTTTCTATAAATTCTTCTGCAAAGTCTTGCAGCGGGTGGTGAATACCACTTGCCATAAGATGAAGTGAACGAATCGATTCTAAAAGAAGAATGATTGATGGATAGAACTTTTCCGTGTCTTCTTCAAATCTACAACCGGAACGAACCATCTCTACTAGAACAAGGTTCCAAAGACTCTCGGCGACGTCGTTAGAAAAGCTAGTCCTGTATTCAGTTAGCTTTTCTGAAAGCTCTTCCAGAGACTGCGGTGGTGCGTCGAGCTTCATTTTAGGAAACTTTATGATTTCAGCCATTATCTAAACGCCTTAATAGATTAATCCAAGAACTCTTAAACTTATTTATACCATTCCTCGGCAACGCATGCCGATCTGAAGACGTGATTATGTTTAAAAAGTTCTCATTGTTTCTTTGAGCTTCCAGAAGGTTCTTTGTCACAATGAACGCGATGTTTGCGTGTTCATGAACATCCTCTGTATATTCGTACATGAGTGTAGCACTCGATGAAGTTTCTGGTAAGGCCGCATACGAAGGATGAATTACTAGGACGCCAGAACGAATGGCTTCTATCATTGCAATACAAGATGTCTCTTGCCAGATCGAAGGATAGAGAAAGATGTGCGACTCCTTTAGAGCAGCAAGAACTTCGTCATTGCTCTTGGATCCATGATATGTGATCTTTGGATGAGCCTTTAACTTCTCAAAGAGTTGTTCGTATGGCTTGTCTCTCTGTTCCCAACCATAGATCTTAAACGATGAGTATACATCTAGGTGAATGTTATCAAACTGTTTCGATAGCGCATCAAAGATTGGATACACAAGTTCCAATCCACGGTGCGGAGTCGTATGATAGATGAAACGTATCTGATCCGTTCTCTTTTGGATCGGCGTATACTCGAGTTCGATGGCATTTGGAATTACGGTGCATCTCGAGTACGGAATACCATACGCCGACACATACTGATCTCTCTGCCAATATGAAACGAAGACGAAGTGATCAAACTTACGCCAACCACCATCCTTAAGAATCTTATTCTCCGGGTCCATAACAAGATCGTGGCAGTAGAATATATTCTTTACATCGCGGTGCATCTCTCGAGGGCGCGAGAAGTGAATTGCAAAATTTTGTAGAAGTTCTTGAGGAACATTATTGAGCAGCCTCTCTCGCATCATCTCAGTGCCTCCACGAGCATTGCGAGAGAGGTTTGTATCTACAACATTTCCTTTGTAAATGCAGCTCATTATTTGTCTACTGTGCTGAACTCTTTAAGAGAGTCCCAACGGAAAGAACGCCATCCGTTTGCTTCGACGTCCCAGACTGCGAGCACGTCATTGTTTGGGATTTTCTTTTGAATTGCTTCTTCAAGATCTACTTGAGCTGGTAGAAACTCTTCTGATAGTGTACAGTGCATCACTCGAGTATCACCGTTTGCTTTTGTAAAGATGATCTTACAGATCGTTTCGTTCAGCTTACGAATAATATCGTCTTTATCCCAATCCATGATCAAATCCTTACTGCATCACATAGAGTTTTTTGTAACGTTCCTTAGCAGGTCCGCCGTTCATATCGTTCATGCGAACACGAATGAACTTCTTGTTCGTCTGCTCTTTGTTTGGGTTCTCGATGGTCAGCCACGGATTTGATCCGCTGAGCCATGCCTTTTGCTTATTCAGCATATCGTCTGCGCCGGTTCTTTCTCTACGAATAGAGTTTAGAAGCTGACGGTTTACGTTAGGACGTTCACCGTTTGAAGTGTTGTTCGTCTTAGCCATAATATAATACTCCGTGTTTAGTATGTTTCAAGTTTTACGATGTTTAGATCTGACAGTATTTTAAAACTTAGCGTTGTGAGATCTGCTTCTGGGTTTAATCTTAGTAGAGATACTAATCTATCTATGAATATAAGTTCTTTATCGTGTTTAGATGCAATACTTAAAGATTCGAACATCGTCTCTAGGTCGAATGGATTCTCGTAGAATATCCTAGGCGACGTCTTTTGTTTCTGCGTGTTCATTACATTCCTTTTCGTAAATATCGCGAAGAATTTCATGGAACTCATTGAGAGAACCATTGTTATGTACACGATAGGTGCGAATAGAAAATTCTTTTGGTAGTACGTGTTCTCTATCGATATCTGTAGATTTTTGAATAATGTACTCTTTTTCGAGTCTTCCGTTAAAGTATCGGCGTGAGTCTGAAGAGTAATCGCATCCATCTCGTGTCAGCTGAACCAGAACAATATTCTGTGTTCCAACTCTATTTATAAGTGGAACCAATTCTTCTTCGAAGCCGCCGTCTGAGATGGCATAGTTCATTCCATCCTCGATCTCTCGAGCCACGCAGACTCCAAAGATGTCTTTTCCTAGAGCAGGCTTTGTGATTTCTTCTGAGACGTAGATCATTGCTTCTCGTCGAGACATGTCTTCAAGAAGTTCTTCCGGCTGCTCCTTAACAGTCCGATCGTTATATCCATTCATAAACCATTCCTCGTCAACATCGAAGAATGCGATTGTTTCTTTAAAGAGAACTTGTTTAAAACTCAGGTGTTTGAAGCCGCGGCGTTTAAAATACGACGCGGCCTCGTCCTTACCCGAACCCGGGGGACCGTTGAATATAATAATCAAGAGAACGCCTCGTCCCATTCCTTCGTAGTCATACCAGAGAGAATGAATTCGCGGTCGGTATCATTGAGGTAGGGCATGAGATCTTGAATGCTACCGTAACCGGCCTGCCATGCTTCCATATCCTCTGGGTTGACCGGAATGTTACGAGTACGCTCGATACCAGTCAGAATGCTCTTACGCTTGATCAACATTTTCTCTCTCCTTCATGAAGCCTAGCTT